CAGGGTATACGTGTATTGCGTCTTGAGGTTATTGATAGTAATGCTAACATCGGCAACATAACAGTAAGGGTAGCATCAGCAGGAGCAGACAGGGGTCATATATTAGCCGATAAAGGACAGACGCTGCAAACATATGACACTGTGCCGTCGGGGTATGTAGGTATACTTAAGGCGTGGAACGCTTCTGTCGGCAAGAATGATGATGCAACAGTGGAACTGCAAATAAGAGAGCCGGGGGGCGCTTGGAGAACCCAGCGGCACAGAAAGATATCCCAGAATGGTTTTACAGAGACGCTTATTACAGAACCTTTACCAGCTAAAACAGATATAAGAATGAGAGCTGCAGCAGGCATGGGTACCATACATGTGCACGGCGGATATGAAATAAAGTTTAAAGATCTGGCAAACATACAGGATATATCGTCATCGTCCTCCAGCAGTAGTCTTTCAAGTTCGTCATCATCATCGTCCAGCAGTAGCGCATAATTATGGAGAAGATAGACGAAATAGAGAGTAGGATCAGCAAGCTTAAGAAGCTTAAAGAAATTAAGACTCAGGCGAAAAATAAGTTGGATAGAATCCAAAAAGCCCTGCGCGATTGCGCTATCCAGTACTACATAGTTCTGGATACTAAAGAGGGGTTAAAGGCTTCGCCTCCTCACGGAGGTCAAGACAAGTTCCATCGATGCCGTGCGCCTATACGCGTAGTAGAANGGGGTAATAGATCAGGTAAGAGTGCTTGCGGGATAAATGAGGACGTGGCTCATGCGTTAGGCTACAGGCCTTGGCTGGAAAAAGATGATGTGAGTTACAATATAGATATAAAAATACCGAATAAGGGTTTGATTATAGCAGAGACTTTTGGNGAGCAAGTCCAAAAGGTTATAGTACCNAAACTNCTGGGTGAGTCAGGTCTAGGGGCCCCTGGGGCTATACCGGTCGGCAAAGTTAAGGGATCGCCTAAAAAAAATGCGTCAGGAATAATCAACTGCATACAACTGACGAACGGGTCAGTCATATATCTACAGTCATATGACCAGGACCCGGCAGCGTTTGAGAGTTCAGATCACGACTGGATACACTATGACGAACCACCGCCTGAGAGTATATGGGCGGCAACCCAAAGGGGATTGATAGATAGGGAAGGGAAAAGTTGGATAACTATGACCCCGCTTAAAGATCCATGGGTTTTTGATAAAGTGCTGTCACGGCCGGATAATGAAGTCGGTAGGTTTCGATTCGATATCCAGGATAATGTAGGTTTTGGATTAACGCAAGAAGGTGTGAACGCATTTGCAAATTCTCTGGACGAAGAAGATAAAGCTGCAAGGCTACATGGTTACTCTCAGCATTTACAGGGTTTGGTGTATAAGAGCTATAATCACCGAAACAGTATGCACAGAATAAAAAGAAGGCCAATAGCGCCTGACTGGAATATCTGGATGCATATAGACACACATCCACGGACGCCGCACCATGCGTTGTGGGCTGCTGTCCTACCGGATAATAAATACTATATTATAGGTGAATTAAAGAATTCAGATGCTGAAAACTCAGTACCTCCCTTCTGCGAGGCCATAAAGATGTATGAGAGTAGAATTTTGCAACTTGACGGCGGACAGCGTAGGGGTATTAGTCGGCTGATTGAACCCGGAGCCGACACGCATAACCCTCTTGGTGAAACAATTAAGAGTGTATTTGCTAAAAATGGGATACACACAAAAGCAGGGAGTAAAGACAGGGACGCGGGCATAGTCAAACTTAAATCGCTGTTAAAGTTTGACGTAGAGAAAGGTGTGTACCCCCTTATATATTTCTATACTGATTTAATTGGTTTACACAACGAGATGCGTAAATATGTATGGGATGATTTCAGAGGGAAAACAGCGCAGGGTAAGAGTAAGAAACAGGTTCCCAAAGATAAAGACGACCACTTTATTGAAGGTTTGCACAGAATTATACTTGCGAGAAGTACATACAGACGACCAGTCAATAAAACAGTTAACAGGAGAAAACCCCTGAGGGCCAATACCGGATGGTAAAAGGAATAAGCGAAGATACACAGAAAAAAGTAGTCAGTTTTGTTTCCGAAAATTGGAAAGATTGGAAAGATAAGAGGCTCGTAAGAGAGGAAGTATGGGAGAGCTGTTACCGAAGGTATCAAGGTGAGATAGAAGATGATGGAGACACATGGCCTTGGCAGTGTAAGGTCTCTCGGCCTGTTACCCAATATACGGTAGACTCTATAACTTCGGCGTTAAAAAACGCTTTATTCCCCCTGAATGAGTCCTATTTCACAGTGCGAGGTCTAGATGAGCAAGGCGAAACGCACATAAAAACTGCAGAGAAAAGATTGAAACAGATCCTGAAAAACGGCCTGTTTATGAGCCGAATGGATATGTTTGTGAAACAATTGGTTATGATTGGAAATGCTTCGGGTCATGTAGTGTGGCATCAAAAAGAGACAAACTCTTTCCGTTGGGTAAATGGCCGAAAAACTCGAAAGAAACGCAATATAGCCGCGTTTCCAAGGGTTGAAGTAGAAGATTTATTCGAGGTAGTGTATGATCCAATGGCGGCACAATACGAGAGAGGGACGATTAAAATTCGGCGAGAGATTGTATCTTTGAATCAATTAGAAAGAATGAAAAAAAGTAAAGGGTTGACAGACTTTGATAATCTTGACGACATAAATGCCGCTAACGATGGATCGAGTGTTCCTGCAGAGAGAACAGATAATGATAAAGACGCAAGATTAGCCGTCTTTGGCCTTGATAAACAACAGGCAACTGATTTGAGAAAAAAAGGACAGGTTGAACTGCTGATCGCTACTGGTGATTTTGAGATAGACAATGAATTTTTTGAAGAACATTTAATTGTGGTAGCGAATCGCAAGACTCTTATTTTCTTTGGTGAAAATCCAGTGTGGCATGGTGATACAGGGTTTTTTGCTTCATATGCCAATGTATTCCCCAGAGAACCTTTGGGGAGAGGTGCGGCGGAGCCTATTAGGGGACTGCAGGATCTCATTGACACGTTTACTTGCCAAAAGGCAGATATAATCAATGTTACTATGGGCGGAGCCTGGGCCGTAGGGCGGAATTCATTGGTAGATAGCAGCAATATAATAGGTTCGCCTTTTTCAATTATTGAAATGGAAGATATTAACGACATAAAATCGTTAGTGCCTTCGGCTAATCCTACTCTAGGCTTTAATGAGATAGCCGATTTGAGGAACGAGGCTGAGCGGTCAAGTGGTGCGAGTAAATTTGTTTTGGGTCAAGTTGCTCCCGGTGAGCGTACGGCTACTGAAATAAGTCAGATAAGTGCGGGTAGTAGTAACAGGTTTAACGATCTTATTATAGGCGTAGGTGATAAGGCTATAGAGCCATTGCTTAACAGCATTCTTCAGATGGATATACAGCTAAACCATTTAGAGGATNATCTACCGGCTGAGTATTTTGAAGGCGATTATAGTGTTGAGTTCAATGGCGCTCGGAATTCGGCAATAAGGAATACNGAATTGCAAAATCATTTACAATTTCAGAGTGTACTTGCGTCAAACCCTATATTTGCACAATTTATGAACCCTGAAAAAATGCTAAAAGAAACAGCCAAGCTTCTTAATCTGAAGAACGCAGATGAGTTGGTAAGGCCTAGACCCATAGGCCAAACTTTCCCCGATCTGGCTATAGGCGCTCAAGGCGCTAACAGCAGACAAACTCCGAGAAGGGGCGTGTAAAATAATGGAATATTACCATAAGAAGGTTAATGATAAGCTGATAAAGGAAAAGGAAATAGCAAGGCAGAGAAAGTTAGCATTACTAAGTATGGTAAAAAGCGAAGGCTGGAAGCAGTTAGAGATTATAGCCGATGCCTATGCAGATATCTCGCGACTTGTAATGCCTGCAAAAGACATAAAAGAAATGAAAACACTGGAGAGTATAGCTATTAAGCAGCTATTTATACAGGGTCAGATAGACGGTATACGNGGCTTAGTTACTTTTATTAAGAATCAAGCCAAATCAGCAATCAAAGAGGAGGGCGCCGGTGGAAAATAGAGAGGGTATCAATACTGGAGTATCCCCTGATGGAAACAAGGAGACACCATCGGGTCAAGGTACTAATGGCGAGGAAAATAAGCCAGACCGGGTAGTTGTATTTGACGATGAGCTCAAAAAGATGGGGCTGGAAGGTCCCGATCAGTTGCTTACTTCTTATAAAGAGGCACAAAGAAAGATCTCGTCAAGTGGTACTGCACTTTCGGAAAACGAAAAACAAAAGACAGAACTAGCTGACAAACTTGAAGCTTCCGATACCCTGCTGGGTCACATAGTTGACTATGCCAGTAAGAATCAGGATCTAAGGAAACTGCCTGACTTCATGAATGAAACGCGTAATAAGATGGAGAAACAGGCGATCGTAAAAAAGCAGGAAAGAGAAAGAAAAAAAGCATTAGAGGTAAGTAGGCTTGAAAAAAGGCAGATAGCCCGAGAGTTAGCGCAGTTGAAAAATCCTGATATTTATAACACGGATACTGAGCCTATGATATTGGCAATGGCTGATAGTATTGAGGCTAAGACCATTCAAGAGCAAATAGCTGGTGCGGTTAGCCAAATGGGTAAAATCGAAAAGTTTTTTTTCGAGAAGTTTAGTAATAGTAAAAACGAATTGGCCGGGATGCGAGAGGCAGTAAGTTCTGTACCTAGCGGGTCAAGTAAAGCGTCAGTTTTGAAAAATAAAAAAGAGCCGGAAGATGGGTTCGGAATGTCGGACGAAGAATTGAAAGTGAAGACAAGACGTATCCTTGCCGGTAGATAAAGAAAGGGAGTGCCATGTCAGAAACATTAGTAACAAGCTCGTCGATAGCAAGAGAAGTAAGTAGGTATTACTGGCCAAATTGGCTTGCTGTAGCCAGGGAGGCGAGGGTACATGGTAAGTTTGGAGATCCTACCAGACTTCCGGCTAAAAGTAGCGCGACGATCGCGATGAGGCGAGTGACTAAACTCGCGGCGGCGACGACACCACTCACCGAAGGCGTTACGCCTTCAGGTTCCTCTTTCACAATTAGTGAAATAACGGAAACTGTAAAACAGTACGGTGACTTCATATCAATTACAGATGCAATAACGAAGGTGCATGAAGACCCAGTGTTAACGCAGATAAGTGTTGAGCAGGGAGAGCAGCTGGCTGATACACTTGATACTCTTGACAGAGAGGTGCTCAATGCGGGTACAAGTGTTATATACGGCAATGGCGTTTCCCGGTCTGCGGTGAATACCATCATAGCTACTAACGAGCTGGATACGGCAATACGGTTGTTAAAAGGGCAAAATGCGAAGGTTATGGAACCTCCGGTTCCTGCAGGTGTGAATATTGCAACAAGTGGTTTAAGGAAAGCCTTTGTAGCTATTGTACATCCCGATCTAGAGCATACACTTGAGGGCTTAACCGGTTTTGTACCTATTAATCAGTATCCCGGCCAGAGTTTTATAATGGAGCATGAAATAGGGTACTATAAAGATATCCGTTTTGTAATGTCTACTAAGTCCAAGATATTCCCCGGCGCGGGTGCAGCTGGTGGTTCAAATGTGAAAGAAACTGGTGGCAACGCAGATGTATATACCGTTGTTATTTTGGGTCGGAATGCGTATGCCAATATTGTACTCTCGCAGGGTAATAGTGAGATGATAATTAAACAGTTGGGGAGTGCCGGCGCTGCAGATCCATTAAACCAGAGAGGTACGATGGGCTGGAAAATATGGTATGCCAGCAAGATAAAAAACGATGCTTTCATGACACGTATTGAAGTGGCGGCAACAGACGCAATATAAGGGAGAGGGTAAGTGAATCAGGATAAGTTAACAGGAACAGTAGAGGGAACGGGCTCAGCAATCAATGTGAGCATTGGTTTTGTACCTAAAAAAGTAAAGTTGTTTAATATAGACGATGTAGGAGGCCTTGCACCTGTAATGGAATGGGTGCAAGGCATGGCAGCAGCCTCGGCTTTTAAGTATTTAAAGATTGTGGATAGCGGGGCTACAGGTAATGCGTCTCATGACCTTGTCACATCAAATGGCATAAGTGAATATGTAGGTACTGTGGCTGGTGTGTCTGAAGGGTTTACAATCGGCGCGGATGCGGACATGAATGTATCTGGAGAGACAATAGTATGGAAGGCGGAACGCTGATGGCTAAAAAAGTGAGCAATATAGACGAAATGGAGGAAATGACCGATCAAGAGATGGAGGATTTTGACTTTGATACGCCTATTGTAAAACAAGAGGAAAAAAGGATTGATATTTGTATACATAATAATGATCCGGGGGCAGCCAAAGATGTGGAACATTTCTTCAGTCTGAATGGCCGTACTTTTCTGATAAAGTTTGATAATTGGGTAACTGTACCCTTCGGTTTAGTTGAGCTGATAAACCATACAGAATATACAGTTGAGATGCCCCATCAGATTATGGAAGGAGGTCAAGAGATAACCCAAATGAGGCCTCAGACAGTTAGGAAATTTATAATAGATAAGGCTCCTGCGGGCACTAAGGTAGAACAGGAAAAAGGTAGAACAGGAAAAAGGTAAATGCCAATCCCTTCAGACAAAACAAGTAGTACGATAGTAATAGAAGCTCTGAGAAGGCTTAGAATCGTGAATCCTAACAATCAGTTGATTACTCGTGCTAAAGACGAGTGGTTGACTGCTATTGTCAGTGATATATCGCTGAAAGTTAATTTAAAAAGTCTTGAGCGTACAAAAGTGGCTGTTTTGCCTGTTTTTGAGCAAAGAGTAGCACTCGATTTAGATATGAATCGAGTGCTCGAGGTAAAGCTTTTTAGAGGCTCTGTAAAGGGAGTTGTACAGGGTGGGGGTTCAGCTTCAATAACACTGGCGGCTGATGAAGAAGTAAGTAGTGAATTTATTAGAGGTAGAATGATAGGTATTACCTCCGGGGTAGGTATATCACAGTTAGTCAGAGTTATAGGCTATGATAGTTCGACAAAAGTGGCTAGTGTAGATGTTAACTGGGTTAATGTGCCTATCGCTGGTGATGAATACATGATCATCGAAGAGGAGCGTACACTTAAATATGTATCCAGGGAAGAGGGTAGGGACGTAGTACCTTTACGGATTCCAACGCGTTATTATGTATATGGGTTTACGCCTTCAGAAGAGCTGCACTTTAATGGTTATACAGATACGGATTCGCTGTCGATTCTAAAAATTCGGTATAGTGTCTACTTTCATCAGGTGGATGATATTAGCGAGGTTGTAACTGAGCTTTATAACGGAGCAAATAGTTTGTTAGTTCAGGGTGTATACGTGGAAGCGTTAAGATCTTTTAACGATGATAGATTAGTAGTGGCGGAGGCTAAGTTTCGAGATCTAATGCGTGATTTTCTCTCATCTAACTTGAGGCAAAGAAACCCAAGAGGTCTACAGGTTTTAAAGTCTGCAGGGGGTATGCCCACTACTAACTCCAGGGGTAGATCAACACGAATAGATTTTGACCCAAACAGTGGATAGGTTAGGGTATAATAAGGGGGGAATAAGTAATTGTATGACTATGGCAAAAAATATCTAGACCATATGCTGTGTAATAACTCAGAAAAGGCGAAGGCTATCAACGCTATAAGATGGCGGTTTATAGAGCACGAAAAGCTAGCGGCTCCTCAGAGAGTGCTTGATTACGGCAGTGGGGCCGGTTTTTTTAAAGCTTTTGCACCTGAGACTGTTGAGGTTGATACATATGATATTGCAGAGGCGAGAATAACAACGGGAATAAGACACCGGGCGTACAAGGTAGTGACTATGTGGGACGTACTGGAGCATATAACCCCTAATCAATTAGACCACCTTATCGAAATGGCTATTAATGCAGCGGAATATGTAGCTGTATCTGTTCCAATACTTCCTTCTGGACAAAACTTGTTCACATGGAAGCATTATAAGCTAGAAGAGCATGTAAACTTATTTACTGAAGAGTCGCTTAGCGACATATTCAACGATTGGGGTTTTGAGTTAGTTAAATCAGGCTACCCTGAGTGCGCTTGCGGGATCAGGCAGGATATATACTCAGCAATGTATAAGAGGAAATAAGCAGTGAAAGATAAAAAGCATAAAATACACCCTAAATTAATACTTCGGTCTTGGCAGTCTCCTGGTGATGCGCTTATGCTTACCGGGTTTCTGAGACAGCTAAAACGCAGATACCCCAAGATAAAAGTTAGAGTAGATACCTGTGCAGACGAATATTTTGCCAATAACCCCTACATAGACAAGAGCGATAAAATAGCTAATTGTTTTGACACTGGGATAATGGGTAATGACCACAATAAGGAAGCAGATGATTGGCTAGAGTTCGATGCTCACTATGGTGACGCCGAATACAAAGGGAGAGAAGTTAACAATATATGGAGTATAAACAAGTGTGGGTTGAGTAAGGGTCATTTTTCACAGGGATTTATTGGCTATTTTAATGCAGTATTTGGTACTGAAGTTGACGATCGTCCAGCCAGACCTGAAGTATATTTAACAGATGAGCAGAAGCTTCCTTTACCTAATCTACCGGCTGACTACTGGGTTATACTCGCCGGGTATAAAGGTGACTATCCGAGAAAGATGTATCATGAGAGGCAGTGGAGGCGTTTGTTTGCGTTAAAACCTGATACCAAGTTTGTACAACTAGGTATAAGATTAGACATGGATGATCAGCCCGCACATAGGAGTCATTACCAGCCAAATTTTTCGGACGTTCCTAACGTTATAGACATGTTGGATCAGACATCGCTTACCCAGATGCTAACTGTTATTCATAATGCAATAGGTGTTATTTCGCCTATCACACAGTCTATCGTCCAAGCAGCAGCCTTAAACAAACCCTGTATTGTACTTGCCGGTGGGGGTGAACACTATACGTGGCAGGATTGGAAAGACGACAGAACATTTAGGTATTTGCATACAGGACAACAGACACTGTCGTATGAAACATTACCATTCGAAATACAGAAAACTTGTCAGACAAAGAACTTTAATAATCCAGATTGCTGTTTACCAGGTGGATGTTGGAAAAGCCATTGCCAGAATGTAATGGACGATGGCGAGCAGGTATGCATGAAGCTCATCACTCCTGAGTATATTGCTCAGGTTATGAGCCAGCTGCAGAATGTGAGTGCAAAATAGTACAAAAATAAACAATAAATAATACATTGGGGAAAAATAATGTCAGGCCTAGATATCGAAAACGTATACAAATACCACGCACCTAAAGATGGTCAGCAAGAAAAATACCAGAGTTTAAGAGCAAAGGCTAAGCAATTGGCCGAACTTATCGAAAAAGTTTGTCCAGATAGCAGAGAAAAATCAGTAGCTTTCACCCAACTTGAAACTTCCGTTATGTGGGCTAACGCGGCTATAGCCAGGTCCTAAGAAAGATTAAAAAATGATTGAAAAAGAAAGACTGCACCCGGATGACCAGGCATGCTGGCATGGATGGATCAGTTATATATGTGGGAAATGGGAGATTGCAAGAAGATACAAACCAGAGACTATATTGGAAATAGGTGTAAGAACAGGATATTCGGCCTGGGCTTTCCTACAGGCCAGTCCTGATGCAGAATATATAGGAGTAGACAACTATTCATATGGAAATTACCCTGTATGGGCTCAGACAAATTTGTTAGGGCCCTATAATGCCTGCGTAATTAGAGCTGATACGCAGTTGTTACCCACGATGGGACGCGGCTGTACTCTTAACGGGAGAGAAAGTTTTGATTTTATTCACGTGGATGGCGATCATAGCGAAAATGGAGTTATGCATGATCTGGATTTAGCTTTCTCTCTTTTATCAAAAAAGGGGGCCATTTTGGTGGACGATTACCACCGGATATCTGAGGTTAAAAGAGGGATAGATAGATGG